TAACCATGGGAATATTGGGTCCTAAAGGTGCTGTCATTTTTTCATTCCTCTTAAATTTTCACGTTCATTAATGTGGTGCTCGTCATGATGCTTCTTGCAGAGCCATCTAACTTCTAGAGGCTGTAAATAATCATCATGGTGCGCTTGTACTTTCACGCTGTTGCAAACCTCGCATGGTTGTCGAAAAAGCAGTCCAGATACAATTGCATTATTTGTAGTAGACCGACAAAGCTTTTTAAGAGCATACATGAAATCTGTCTTTCCTCTGCTCTTAATTGTTTCTTTATTGGCCTGATACCAAGCATTGTATCGGGATCTACTTGCTTCTGCGTCTTGATGAATGGCGCGAAATCTTCTGGAATCAGCAGCTTTGCAAGAAAGGCAAAAATAAGTCTGCCCTGGCGCTCTTTCTGCTCCACACGGGCATAATCCCGTTTGATGCTTTTCGACGCGCCCAGCTGCAAGAGCCCATTTTTTGTTTTTTTCAGAACGGCATTTATTACAGTAGATTTGCTTGGGATTATCTTTAATAGCCCCACAGGACGTGCAATCAAGCCGTTTAGGAGCACTTCTAGGAGGTTTCCCTGATGGGATCCTTTCCTGGATTCCTTTAGACCTTCTCCACTCTGTTTTGCAACTCTTACAGTAACTAACATTTGCGCACTCTGGCTCCTTTTCCTGCTTACACTTACTACATAAAGTAGATCTTGCCATTTTCGTACCCTCAAGTTGTAAAAAGAGGTTTCAATTCTACAACTTTTCGGGTACAATTACTACTACATCAAGAACCTTTCCAAACCGTCTTTTTACAGAGGGAAAATCACGGAGATAGCGTATTCGTCGACTAAAGTCGATCCCCATATACAATCATGAACCATTCCACGCTGATTTTGCCCGAAGAGAGAACCATAATACTGTCTTATACTCACACCAGTATCAGGGTCATGGTCACTACTTGTTGGGAATGGAACTTCCTCGGGAAGCTTAGGCATTGCAAGATAGAATGCGTCTCCAGAGTAAATCATACCGGCTCTATGGGATGGCAGAACTAACACTTGCATACCGGGTTGGATTGCATTGTTTAAGTTCTGGTCATTCGTAGGAGCAACCTGTAATGCAGGGAAGATATTCACTGTAACCTGACTACCGCCAGTTGATGCAGCATCAGCAGTTGCGCGAAACTGCACAGGGACCGCCGAAGTTTGGTGACCAACGAAAGTTAGAAACCTCATATTAGGCTGACCAGCAACTCCGTCTTGGAATTGGAACTTGTCATACTGTTTTACAGAGTTAGGATCTAATGCAGCAGTAGTACCACTAAATGTAATCGCTATTACAGCACCATTAGCATCTAGAGTAGTAGAAACTACAGTTAGAGTTGTTTGGCTCTGACCTTCAGTACCTGCAATGTGAACAGGTAACAAGTTAGATGTAAACCATTCGCAATTGCTGAAATTACCTAGTTCCCAACTATTTGCGGTTATATCATTTCGTTTTTCAGCGAACTGAGCTAAACCTGAGTTGATGATGTTAGGAATTGCAGTATCTTGCAAGAATCCTTTGGCCATGCCTTTAGCGGAACCATAGTTACGCAATTGGGCAAGCGCTTGGGCTAATTGCTGATAAGAGTTAATTGCAGTCAATCCATTACCGAAGAATCTGTAAGTATTAGTTACGCAATTCTGAGCAACATTAGCTTCGATTTTAGCGCCTAATTCTTCGATTGCCGATTTTCCGAAGCGACTCATATAATCTTCTACGTTGAAGATAAACTGTTGAGCTGTAAAGCTATAAGCTGTATTAGCAGCTTGAGAAACAGTCAAACTCTGAACGCGCTGGTCAGCAGATTGGAAAGCCGCAACCAGAGTGTTCGTAGTTGTGAAACGAGGAGGCAAATCAAAGGTCACAGTGTCACCTAAATTAGCCACTAAATTTTCGAAGTTCTTGAACTTAGTATTAGCTTCATGAACGAAACAATTCAAATTTTGGAGATATGCCAAACCAGACATTTGGTAGGTTTGGACTTGTTGTAAAATATTTGGCACGATAAAAACCTCACACGCTAGAAAAAAATCCTAGACGCAGTAAAGGTATTTTTACGTTGAGATTACCCTCGTAAGAGGGGAGACTTCTTTAAATCCCTAAGCGACTTGATACCCGTATCTGCGCCGACTGTAGAAGATTTAAGTCTGGATAAGGGTTCTTTAACGCCGGGGTTTTGCTGCATTGCTTGCTTATTTTCAGAGATGGATTTAGATAGAGTCTGCATCATTTCCCGGGCCATATCGGGATCTGTTTTAGCCATCATATCTATTTGCGCCAATTTGTGCGGGTTCTTTCGAAGCTCGTACATAACTTCAGGTGTATTATCCACTTCAGAAGCAAGAAACAAATCCTTCATTACTTCGTTAAAGTCATCAAAGAGTTCAGCTCCTTTTCCGACTTTTAAGAAATAATTCTGGGCAACCTGTTCCATAGCATTTTTATGTTCGGCATCCATTTGAGCTTGATACGCACGCTCTTGCTCATCACGCATTTGTTGCATGATTTGATTCTTCATTTCTTCAGGGTTAACACCTTGTTGCGGAATTCCGCCTTGAGTTAAGGGTTGACCTTGAGATTGTGATTCATCAACTGGGTTCATTCCACCCATAGCTTGAGATTGCGATTGTATCTGTGCTTCCATTTCCTGCCTTACTTTCTGCTCTGTAGCAAACTTAGCTTTCCGAATAAGTTCATTGACTCGAGATTCAGGCAGCATCTTTTCAGGAACTGCCTCCGCTTGAGGTTCTAAACTTTCTGTAACAACACCTTCATCCATTCCTTTGTCTTCCCACGTTTGCCCCGTGACGGTGTTCACCTCTGTTACGCTGAGTTCATGCGGCCATTTATACCCCATTGGCTGGGTGTTTACCGGGATTGTGTAGGCCCGTCCTATTTACTGAGTGTACATATGCTTTTTATTAAAAGCAAGTAAATGCACTAAAATATTTTATGGTATGATTTTTAGTGTGGGGGGTGAATGTTAATGAATACCTCAAGGGCTGCCAGCCCCCACAATATAGTTATTAGACTTAATGAGTTAACTTATGGACAAGTACGAATTCATGTTTAATTATTACGAGGAGACGGGAGAATGGCTTCTTGGAAATAATTTAGAAGAGGCTTATAAAGAGTTTCTGAAAAAAGAGATTGAGTATATCAATTCAATGATACAAGAGTTAAATCAATCTCCACTATCATAGACCAATAACAAAACACTACCATAAACAATTACGAATATAAAAAAACCATACAAAAGGAACTTTATCCTAAGGTCCATAGTCTATTGGAGCATGTTGAAAAGAAAAAAGAGTAATAACTAGCCAGCAGAATATAATGATGCCAAAAATTTTAAATAGAAATTTTATTTTTGCACTCATGACTTCTTTTTACCAAGAACCTTATTAGCCTTAGCATCAATCTTCGCTTTGGTTGACTCTGATATCTTTCCTTTATGTTCCATTTCTGAAGCTCTAGACTTGGCATTTCGGGCGTGAGATTTGTCATTTATTGGAAATTTACGCTCACCAGGAATTGCAAACATTTTCTTCGGCAACTTCTTTCTGTCTTTCTCTGTTAGTTTCGCCATTTCAATCTCCTAAAGGTGCCCGGCATATGGGGTAAGTTAAGATCAATTACCTAGATATTAATACCGGTATTTGCTGTCCCCCATGCACCAGACATTAATCAATGATATCCACTTCCATATTCTGACCTTCCCGATGATGTTTTGCAATATCAAGCGCCACATCAATTGCCTCTCGAGCCATCTCGGCATCTACACGCTCTTGCTCGATAGCTTGCTTGACCTTCCCGCTTTCGATATCAGCCATAAGCTTAATGAATTGTAGCTGCACCTTCTCTTTCTCCACCGCAATCTTGGCAGCATCAACCGACATCTGACCTTCGGCTTGTTCTTTGCGCTGCTGTGTTTGCATCTGAGTCTTTTCCAATTCCATCTTAGCGAACTGTTCAGCGTCTGAAGGAGGAGGAGGCTGTTGTTTCATAGCATCTTGTTCTTTCATAAACTCTTCAGCTTGCACCTTAAGATGGTCAACTCCTCGTATGTCCATATTATCAAGAAGTGTTTCAAGACCTTTCTCATTGATGAATGCGGCAAACATTGGGCTTGCTTGCATCATTGCGGTTATCTCTTCTAAAGCCATTTGTTTCTGGATATTCGAATTAACCCCTGCTTCAACTTTTACGCATAAATCATTTGGGTCATAGTTCATCATGATGGCATCACGTTCTGTTGAATCATTGATTATCTGATAAGAGCGCTTTCCATTTGACTTCATGATTGGAAGACTTCTTGGAGTTCTATAATACTTAGGTATCAAATCCATCATTACCTGGGCGAT